CAAAAAAAGAACCTGGTTTTGAAAAATGTTCGCCTATAAATAGCGATAAGAACGATGCTTTTATGGTAAAACTTAAAGAATTACAAGGTTGTTTTAATAATAAAGTAGGAGGAGAACATATAGTATTTACTCTTTTAATAGGTCATTTAGAAAAAAACATAACTGAAGCTAAAAAGAGTTTTAGATCCAAAGACATTAATTATAATTGGGATGATTCAATTCATGCATTTGTTGTATCAAGTGATACTGCTACAATTACAGAAACAGATTCAAACAAAAAATTTAGATTTATTATTTTTGTGATTACGTTGTTTTATAAAATAACAAACTCTCTTGATAAAGATATTGAACAGATTGGAAATAAAGAAGACGAAGATGTATTTATAACAGTAAACAGCAATGAGGCAACATTATTAGGGTTACCTATTATTGATGAACCTAAAAAGACATTGTTAACTACATTAAAAGAGGCAATAAAGGATAAATATAAAGATCTTAAAAGTGTTTTTAAAACAGGGAAACCCCGTTCGTCTAGTGATGCTAGTACTGCTAGCATGAAAACTGATAGCAGTAGTGATGATGATAATAATGATGATTTTCCTATAATGGATCCTAGTATATATGGCGGTAAACGCAAAACAGCCAAGAAACAACGCAAAACACGTAAATCCAAGAAATCAAAACGTGCTACCCGTAAACATTAAATAAAAAATATATAAATAACACACGATATTTATATATAGAAATGTTACACCTTACATTACCTACATTAGCTGCATATCAATATCTAAAAACACCAAACAAATGGTTACAATCTATTCATCCAGCAGATATACAATCTTTCTCTATTGTTCATAATTTATGTTTGCATGTATTTAGTTTGTATACATTTACCCAATTATTCCTCGTACTGTTGTCAAATGGTGTTTCATCAGAATCGGGATTTTATTTTAATCAACCATCTATGAGGTGGATACTTTTTGTGTTTTATTTATCAAAATATTACGAATATGTTGATACGATGATTTTATATGCCAAACACAAACAACCCATATTTTTACAAAAGTTTCATCATATTGGTGCAACAATTGTATGGCATTTGGGTTTTGTATATGAGTTTGAAGGTGTTTACTTTGCATCCTTGATTAATTCTGGTATTCATACAGTGATGTATGGGTATTATTTTTTATCATTGTTTGGTACTATTCGTCCAATGATTAATAAATATAAAATCTATATTACTTCTGCACAAGTAGCTCAATTAGCATTTGGATTTGTAGCCCTTCCTTGGTTCTATTATAGTAAGGAATCGTTAGTAAATCAGCGTATAATTGTAGTTTTTGATTTATATATAGGGTGTTTGATAGGGTTATTTTTGCAGTTTATGATAAAAAATTATTTTAATTCCTCAAGGGTCAGATACCAGTAACGATTTGAAATCACGCTCTTACAGAGCGTCCCATTTTAAATCTTCGCTGGTATAAATATAGTTATTAAATATTATCTTATAGATGCTGTTGGTATTGAAATAATTAAAATACCACTTCCTCCATGTTGTGCTGATGAACCACCGATTGAGCCCCCGCCTGCTCCTCCTCCTCCTGTGTTGTCTCCTCCACTTTGAAAAGCATCAGGGCTGCTATTACTGTACGCTTGACCACCATATGCAGCATAAGTAATTGGACTTTGCTTCCCCAACCCACCACCTCCCCCACCTAATCCACCTGCTCCTCCAGTACCTGTAGTGCATGACCCACCACCTCCACCTGCCCAATATAAGTTAGAACCTGTAATATTACATAGAAATCCAATTCCACCTGCCCCAGAAGTAGTGCCAGCCCCAGAATATCCTGGACCACCTGCACCGCCACCACCACCACCTGCAATATTGCCTGCATTTCCTCCAGGATATCCTAAATTATTGTTTGCATTATTGGCAGCCCCGCCAAGATATGACAAAGCTCCAGCGGCACCTCCTCCAGACGCTCCAGCAAGACCGCTTGCATTATTATTACCACCACCGCCACCATATGCTATAATATTACCAATTCCTCCTTGACTAACGGAAAAGTTAAGTGTAGTGTTATAACCATTGGTTACCCTTGTTCTGCCTGAACCTACAGCAATTGTTCCAGTTGTATTTGAATTTAAAGTATAAGTTGTATAAACAACACCGCCGCCACCGCCACCGCCACCCCTCCCCCCGCCGTTAGCGCCTCCACCTCCTCCGCCAACTGCTAAAACAGTTATGACTGGGTTTAGAACTATATTACTAAAGTTAATGGTACCAGTGGTTGTTCCAGAACTATTAGTTTTAAATATATATATAGTATTTCCGATTCCATCTGTGGTAATAATATTAGCATCTGAAGTTATACTAACCAAATTAGCAGAAGGCGTAGGTGTAATTGTAACTTTAGTTTTTATACTTCCCATAAAACCAATAGTATTAAACGTTGAGAAACTCATTTATAAATGAGTTTATTTTAATAATAATAAAAAATTTAAAAACAAATAATTTATATGGATAAACTCCTAAATTTGTAAGGGTGTGGATAAACTTGTAAACTTGTAAATTTGTAAGGGTGTGAAATAATAAATATATATCTCATCGTTTAATAAACGTAATTAAACCTTTAACTTCACCATCCGTTTCACTATAAATACAATCAAAAGGCTCATAATATTCCATCCAAGAATAGTTTCCTTGAATACAAGGTTTGGAACGAAACTTACCAACAATATGGTGTTTTTCTAGTCCAGCCGCTTTCCATATTTCGCAATCAGCATCATCACCAAACATAGAATCCATATGCCATTCACCCACACTGCTATGGAGTAGATGTTTTTCATTTGGGCCAATACGTGTTGATTTTAATGTGTTGGAGCCCGTAGTCCATCTACATATTTGCAGAGGTAGGTCCGTAGTATTATGGAAATAGATATATTTAATAGGCTCTCCGAAGATTGACATGATTTTATAAATATGAAATAATGTTTCATATTTATATCAATTTTTCACGGAAAAATTGAAGTTAAATTTTTAATTACATAAATGGTAAATACAAGACATGGAAAATCAAATAATCATTGAAAAGGGTAACCAGGGAGAAAATGACGAAATTCTTTATAAGAAAAAATTATATGAAAACAGGTCTAATATTGAATACTTGGTAAATATATTTGGAAACGATGCATGTGAAGGTATAGAAATCATTAATCCTACTACAAAATTACCATACGCGTCTATTGAACAAATAAAAAAAGCTCCCTCTGGGTCTAAAGCTGATGTTATAATTTTGTTTAAACATACAAATGTAATGCGATATCCATCTATGAAATCTTTGCGTGGTGCAAAACCATCTATATTAAATCATACACCTAGAAGTGCAAATGTATTTCAAACAACTTTACAGCCATGCATTGGTGAATTAGATTTACTGGCAAAAGAATATATTAATAACAGGAAAAACAAAATAATGAATGAAAGAAGAAAAGTTGTTTTTGGCGAGGATATTGAATTTCGTGATATGAAATCATTTCATGATGAAAAGATTAAAACAAGTTTTATCAAGATGCTTTCATATTTTATATTCACAGGAACTGGGAAAAAACTTTCTCCAATTGAATGTGATTCTATTCTTGTGATTAATAAAGATGGCTCTCTCAAGTTTATAGATTGTGGTTCAGATGAAAAAAAGATGAACTATGTAGAAACTATCATTGAACAATGTCGCATTTCTTTTCGCCCAAAAGGTATGCCAAAGAAGATAGTAGATGATTGTCTTCCATGGATTTATACAGATGACGTCAATGGGAAACAATGTGGTAGCATTCATGTTAGATTATAATATTTTGCAATTTGCTTACCAATGATTTCAGTAAAGACAGTAGGAATTGTATTACCTAATTGTTTCCAATGGTCCTTAATTTTTCCACATAGTTTAAAATTGGAATCAAACCCTTGCAATTTCAAACAATCAGCAATCGTTAATCTATATTCCTTACCATCAACCATATATCCATCCCAATTATGTTTATCGTTAATTGGGGAATTTTTACCACCACAACGAATAGTATAAGCAATTTTTTTTTCAAACTTCTTTCCAAGAAGTTCTGATAGCGTGGTTTCACGCTTGTATTCATCTAAGTCAAGTATTTTTTCTATATGTTTGACAATTTCAGTATCATTTCTAATTGCAACAATAAATAACCGTTTTCTCATTTGTGGTAATCCAAAATCACTGCATTTTATAACTTTATATGTTATTGAGTAACCAGCCTTTTGAATATCATCTTTTATTCTTTCAAAAGTATTACCTTTGTCATGGTTCAGTAGTCCCTGAACGTTTTCAAGAATGATTATCTTCGGTCTATGATGATCAACAAATTTCATAATGTTAAAGAATAAAGTTCCCCGTTTATCATCAAACCCTTTGTGTTGTCCACATTGGCTGAAGGGTTGGCATGGAAATCCCGCACATAATATATCATAATGAGGAATATTTTTAGGTTCAATATCTATGATATCATCAAGAGGTAGGATTCCATAGTTTTCTTTATACGTTTCCTTCACTGCTTTATCAATATCACATGACATCACACACTCCCATCCTAACTTTTTGAAAGAATAATGGAAACTACCAATACCACAGAACAAATCAATGAACTTGATGTTTTTATTGTCATTCGTTGATTCGGAAAAATGGTTAATCATATTAGGTTGTTATTTTATATAATAAGTTGATACTTTTATATTGAAATCAATTTTTTACTATGGTCAAGAAATACGTATTGTATTATAAAAAATTGAAAACTTTAAAAATACGTAAATATGTCTTATAAACCATATTAAATGAGTATGGTAAAATGTGATTTGAGTTCTAATGCATTAGACTCAACAAAAAATTGCACTGCATGTTGCAAAGAATATTCTATTGACCAATTTGTTGGTATGAAAAATAATATTACAAAGACGTGTAAAAATTGTCGTGATAATAATAAGATACAAGATGCAAAGCGAAACAAAGAGCATAGAAATGAAGTAGCTAGAAAGAATGATGCAAAACCAGAACGAAAAGCTGTAAAAGCCAAATGGAATGAAGAAAATTATGATAAAGTTGCTAAGAAATGGATGGATTGTAGGCAAAGAAAAATAGAAAAAATTGGAACAGAAGAATATTTAAAACAACAAGCTGAACAAGCGAAGAAATGGAGAGAAGATAATCCAGAAAAGACTGAAGAAGCTAATACGAATAAACGTAACAGTAAGAAATTACAATATAATGTTTATAAAAGAAGTGCTAATTATAAAAACTTGGATTTTACAATTACTTATGACGACTATGTAAATATAGTTGATAAAGATTGTTATTATTGCGGAACTATTCAAGAAAAAGGTTTTAATGGAATAGATAGAAAAGACCAGACAAAGGGTTATCTATTAGATAATTGTGTAAGTTGTTGTAAAATGTGTAATTATATGAAGGGTTCTTGTAGTGATGAGGTCTTTATAAAACGAATAGAACATGTACTAACCTTTCAAAATAAAATTTCTGGTAATTTGTATCCACAATGTTTTGCGAATCATAATTCTTCATCTTATTCTGATTATAAATCTAGAGCAATTAAAAAACAAATAGATTTTCTAATAACAATTTTAGATTATAAAAATATTATAAATAATGACTGTTATTTATGTGGAAAGAAATCTGATGAAACCCACACTAATGGTATAGACCGATATGATAACAACAAAGGTTATATATTAGATAATACAAAAACATGCTGTTGCGAATGTAATTATATGAAAAAGGATTATATATTTGATGATATTATTAATAAATTCATGTTAATTTATGAAAAGAATAAAAATACTTATATTGATAATGATAATGATGTTATTGTATATTACGATAACAATGAACTATCAAATCAATTAACAAATTCTATAGTATTTACCGATAACGCAATTCCCGTAATTGCATCTTCAAACAATGATGATAAAAAATATAAAAACAGGAATAAACAACAATCTCATCGTGAAAGAATCATACAAGAACATGGTATTGAATATGTTAGAGAGAAACAACGGGAAAAAATGAGAAGATTAAGAGATGATAATAAAAACATAGTTAAAAATAATAATAAAAAAACAGATGAGGAAATAAAAGAGGCAGCTAGAATAAGAAAGCAAAAACAAAGAGAAATTTTAAGAGAAAAATATGGAGATGAAGAATATAAAGAAATGAGAGCAAAAGAAATAGCTGATAATAGAAAAAAGAAAAACACAGAAGAAGATGATTAATATTGAAACTGTTATATAATTACTTTTTAATAATTATATAAATTTTTTTGTTATTTTAATGAGAATTATTATTTTGTTGGTCACACAAAAATTGTGCCTAACCTAATTTGAATAAGCCACGCCTGCCATACCGCTCATGACACGGAGGACGTTGTAGTTAACAGCGTATACACGGACCTTGGCAGTGGCAACACCCGCAACGGTGGGGGATGAGAGAACGAGTTGGAGAACAGCGTTATCAATGCGGGAGAAGTTGCATGATCCAGAGGGTTGGTGCTCCTCAGGGCGGAGGGCGAAGGAGTATACGTTGATACCAGTGTCGGGGGCACGGGTGTGGTGTTGGAAGGGTTGGACTACGTCAAAGTAGCTGCCCTCACGCTCAGAGAAGCGGTCTTGGCCGTTGAGTTGGAGTTTGGCAGTGACAACGGGGTTTTGGCCCCAGCAGTGCATGTCAAGAGCAGTTTCAGAGAGGACGAAGACACCAGCATCGGAGACAAGGGACTCAGATGTGGAGGCAGCTGTTCCCCAGGGAACATTGGACCATTGGGAGCCAGTGTTAGTGGGGCCAGAGACATCAAGAGCACCAGGCATTTGGAAGAGGCCAGAAGCGTTGATGAAGCCATTGTCACCCTCACCAGAGCCGACAGACATGGGTCCACCGAAGGCATGGATAGCGTTGGGTAAAGCATCAATGGAGTCAGTGTAGTTGAAGGGTTGGGCACCGAGTGTGCGGTAGAGGACACCAGCGGCATCAAGGGATGAGCAGTAGTCAACGTTGGCATCAGGTTGGACGACCCAGATGAGCTCCTTGCAGGGGTGGTTGAAGTTGAGCTTAATCTTGTTGGAGGATGAGCCTACGGACTCATCACCAGTGAATTGGACTTGCTCAAAGAGGTACTCGTGGGGGTTTTGTGCCATCTTGCGGCGCTCATCAGTGTCAAGGAAGATGTAGTCAACATAGAGGGAGGCAGCAACAAGGGATTGCTGGTAGGCAGCAGAGACGGATTGGGTTCCGCTGGTGCCAGCAAGGGTTTGGACGGCCCAGAGGCACTCACCAATGGGGCGGATGTCAAGGTTAATCTTGACCTCGTGGTATTGGAGGGCAATAAGGGGAAGAGCAAGGCCAGGGTTGCGGTTGAACCAGAATTGGAGGGGGATGTAGAGGGTGGTCTCAGGGAGTGTGTTGCGGGGAGCGCAAACTTGGTTGGGGCCACCAGAGCTGGCGCAGGGACCAGAGACATCAGCGAATGTGGGGTCAGTGATGTAGGTAAGTTGGGTGGTGTTACCAATCATCTTGTAGTATCCGCGTTGTTGCTCAGAAGAGACGGTGAGTTGGTTCCAGATGTGCATCCAGTCACCATATTGGCGGTCAATGCGTTGGCCACCAATCTCAACCTCAACTTGAGCAATCATTTGCTCACCAATGTAGTCTAACCAACGGGCATAGACACCCTTGTTGGCACCAGCAGCGCCAGTGTACAAGCTCTGGTTAATCTCAGGGAGAGTAACTTGGAGGTATGTGCGGTAGGCAAGGTCACCGTTGCGGCTAATTGTGCAGGTTACACGGCGGCCGAAATCGGCTTGGCCAGAGAAGGTTTGCTCAATTGACTCCATAGCGAAGTTGGTGTGGCGTCTGTAAGACACCTTCCAGAAAGTAATCTCGGGGGTTCCAGTAAGGAACACGTCTTGGGCGCCATAGGCGACGAGTTGCATAAGTCCACCAGCCATTTTGGAATAATCCTTATACTATCCTCAAAGAAAATAATTTTGGGAGAAAACAATTAATTAATAATTAAATATGTATTAATTAATGAAATGTAATAAATAATCGCTAAAAGTCTGCACATATTAACTACAGAAAAAATAAATATGAATTACAGATATTGATATTGTAATTTTTCCTAAATTTAATAGCAATATATTTTTATGAAGTTCTTATTAAATACTTTCTTAAAAAGTATTTAATAATCATGCTTTTTTACTCATTTCAAAAGGGTCAGATGAGAAATTACTAAACAAAAAATCCTCTAAATAATTCTCTTGGAATATTTCTCTACGGTTTTCATGCTTCTTAGTAAAAATATAAGAATCCTGTGATTTTTTTATACTCCATCCTTGGTCTAAAGCATTCATAATAAATAACATTTTACGCAATGAAGCTTTCTCTAATTTAATATTGTTTGGTAAATCATTGGTTACTTCTAATTTGTGTGGAGCTGACATATATATTTTGATGATACACAATTTTAATGGTATTTACGAGTTTTGTGTCTATTACTTCCACCAGCACGTTTACGTTTCTTTTTTGAAACCGCTGTAGAAATAGCACTAGGTGAAGGAACTTCCTCTGGTATATCAAACAATAATTCTTCTTTAGGAGGAGCAGGAGTTTTCGGTTTCTTTTCTGCAAGTGTAGCGCGTTTTTCAGCAGCTGCTGCGGTTGCTGCTCTTTTTTCTGCAGCAGTAGGCGCCTTAATTGCTTTCCTAGTAGTAATAAAATCTGAACTAGGTTGCGCTGGTGGAGGAGTACCCACATCGCCTCTAATAGCAAATGCACTTTCTGCAGGTGCTAAATAACCAGCCATAGAATTAATATTTATCCCGTAAAATGCTCTTAATAACATATAACCTGCGCGAACACCAGATGGTTGGTCACCGTTAGCTCCTATGCGATATTGATTTGAAATATTAAAACCATTAGTATATGCACCTCCTTCTGCAACAGAATTTACCTCTTGGAATAAATCACCAACGCTTTTTAAGGAACCACATGATACTAATTCAGAAAAAATTAATTGGTTGTTAATTAAAGAATCCCACATCATTTTAGATGATACTGTACCACCTGACCCAGCAAACAAATTCCTCCAAATACCAAGTATTGCACTTAATAGTGTTTTAAATGTTTCATTTGCTGAAAGAGTAAGAACACTCTGGCCTTCTGTTACATCTATAATTACTTCTACCTCTGGTAAATAAAACTCATTTATCTGAGCTTCATATGTAACTCTTGTTCTCCATTTTCCTGAACTGTTTGTTACATCAGTTTTTCCATGATAATAAATAGGATTACTTTCATTATCGTTTCTAATATCAAACTCCATAGGATTAAATTCCTTTCTATTTGCTGGATATATGCGTTTAAGAGGGTAACATGAACCAAAAGTTCCTTGTGCGTCATTAACAGAACTTATTGGACAAATACGTGATTGTTCTTCTATTTCTACATAATCTAATGCGTCAGATGCTGCATTATTAATGGCAACCACATTTAGAGCACCCTTCTTTGGACTTTTTATTGCTGCGACTACACCTTTAATAGCGTTTATATTTCCTAGGTATTTTGGACTGCCAGATGCATATCTTTTAAATGCCTCTCTAATATTTTCATCTATTGACCCTGGTACACGCTGAGCTGCTATTATGTTTTCTATTATTTCACATTCAGCTTGTAGAACAGTATTGTTTTGATATACGGTTCGTGCGTTAATATTATCTCCAAGTATGAATCTCTTTCCACCACTAGCTACAGTTACTGAAATCATTTGGACATTTCCACGTTGGTCGGGTGTAAGACTTCCTGAATTGGACCTTGCTTCTTCCCTTTCTGCTTTCTCTAATAAACGAATCTTATGGTCAACTATTGTTCTATAGACGTATGCGAATAATTTTATAATGTTGTCTAATAGTTTTATTTTAAATTTTCTAATTTTAGATGGTTCTGGGTCTCCTCTTCTTGGGTTTAAAGCAGTCATAAAGTATTCAAATTCAGAATTAACTGGATTTTTATAAGTATTCTTGTATGTTTTTTCATTTATAACAAGCATTAATTCCTCATCACTTCGCACTATAAGAGGGTCTAGAACTGTATCAATTGTCTCTTTTAATGTAATAACAGCTCCATTGTCTATATCATATAAAGCGCTTAATTCTGTTTCTCCTGACATCACGTTTAAAATAGGTTTAAATTCAGGTGTGGATTCTATTGTAGTTTCTATGTTATCAATACTGCCTCCTTTTTGATTAAAACCACCAGCCCCTCTGCGTGGAAATCCAAATACATTAGGTATACGGAGTCGTGGTGCTTGACCACGTGTAAATGGATTAAAACCTGTTTTTTTAACTTCAATGGGTCGCTCTTCTTCTTCAACAACCACTTGAGCTTCAGGTATTGACGTTTTAAAGTAATCAGAATATTGATCCTCTAATGTTTGTAATAAAACATGTAAAGAATCTATATTTTCCCAATCAATTAAATTTCTTTCAGAATCCAATAAAAAGAGAAACAATGCATGCTCTATATTAGTGTTATTAAACGAGTCGTATGGGTTTTTATCACCTTTCTGGTAAAATAAATATAATTTACCCATCAATTTAAAATAATCTCCCAAATCTGCCTCTGACTCTTTAATGGCGTTTCCAAATGCTTTGCGCATTAATTCACAATGGTGTTCATAACTGCCTTTTGACTTGTTCGGTCTAATATTACCAATTACAAACAATTTTGATTCATATACTAATTGTTTAATATCTTGTATTATTTTAGCACGCTCTCTGGTAGTTTTAGAAACACCTATAAAATTGTTTATATGACCGACTAAACCGTTTAACTGGCTAATGTTTTCTTTCTCTACTTTTTTACACCAATCTCTTAAAAAAGGAACAGATTCACCTACACCGAATTCAGAATAATCCTCTTCATTCTTTAGCATTTTATCTTTAATAACTAATTCTTTCTTACGCTTAGGACCACCACCCAATGATAATGGACTAACCCCGCTAACAATTTTAGTAAAATTATCAATACTATTACGAATAGTTTTCATTCTTGCTGAAAAGTTTACAGCATTAAAATCATGTAAAAAATCATGTATAAATATCATTGCTAACATAAAAGTTGCGTCGTAATCACTATGAAACTTTATTTCTACCATTTAACTAAACTCTTCTATTAAATTATATTCAGAAAATAAAACCTACATAAAAGCACGTCAGTATTTTATCTATAATGAACTCAAATAAAAATACAAAAATATTGCAGAAACAACAAGCAAATACAATAGATGAAAAACACAACGAATTATTAGAACATTTCCGCAATATAGAAATAATGCGCATCCCAGAGATTGAGAATGAAATAAATATCTTAAAAGACCAAGCTAAAAAACTAAATGAGGGCCAGATAGAACAATATTTAGACATACGCGATAAAATCCTGTCTTTACGGTCAGAATTTAAATTATTAAAGGGTGAAAAAAAACGATATTTATTAGATAATTCTAAATACATCTTTCATTACTTTGAACAAAAGCAACAGATCTCTACTGGTACAGTTACTACCCAGAATTCTAATGTAGTAAATTCATTTTTTAAGATAAAATCCGTTACAAGCGAAGCTGCCAATCCACAAAGTGATAAATATGCACAATCTAAAAAAGCATATCAAAACTATTGGAGAAATGTAGGCAGTGAATTACCCAATATTCAAAACTTTATTGTTACGTCCGACTTATGTGAAATATGTAATGTCGGTGAGATGATACCTCAAGATGAAGAGGGTATTTTGATTTGTAATAACCAGGGATGTGGAAAATTTATTACATATATTGTAGATAGTTCTAAACCTACGAACAAAGAGCCACCGAATGAGGTTTCTTATACTGCTTATATCAGATTGAATCATTTTAAAGAGATTTTATCGCAATTTCAGGCTAAGGAAACAACGCAAATTCCTGAAGAGGTTATTAATGCGATTAAGGCAAGGATTAAGAAGGAACGTATCAAAGATATGTCACTTATTAATTACGATAAAATGAGGGATATCCTTAGAAAACTGGGGTTTAATAAATATTTTGAACATATTCAATATATTAATTCATTGTTTGGTATTAAACCACCAATTATGAATGAAGAATTACATGAAACATTGTGTGTTTTGTTTATTGAGATTCAAAAGCCATGGGCTGTTCATTGTCCAGCAAATCGCACGAATTTCTTTAATTACACGTATACATTACATCAATTATGTGTTTTATTGGATCAAACGCAATATTTGCCTTATATTCCTATGATGAAGGACCGTGAAAAACAATTAGAACAGGATATGATATGGAAGAAAGTTTGTAATGATTTAGACTGGGAGTATTTTCCGAGCGTATGAGGGGAACCGACCCGCGAAGCTTTCACGGTTCCCCCTCAGACCCCCTCCCTTATTCAAGTTTTTATTTCAGATAATTTTTCACGTAAATTATTGTAAAGGGAAGGTTCTTAAGGAAACCTACGGTTTCCTTAATTTACGTTAAATCCCTAAAAATAATTTAGGCATATCAATTATACCATGGACATTAGAGAAGCTCAATTACTGCAAAAAGATGCCACCATAAACAAACTTAGACAAGAAAATTCAGTATTGACAGAAATCGTAGATAATCTCAGGAAACAATTAGAAAAGTATACTAATAATGACCGTCATAAAAGGTATTACGAACAAAACAAAGACAAGGTCAAGGAAAACGCTAAACAATATTTGAACCGTCTAAAAACAGAGAACCCAGATAAGCTTAAGGAATATCGCCATCGTGCTTATTTGAAACGTAAGGATAAGATTATGAAAGCAGACATTGAAAATCCTATTGAATTGCAACAATAAATTTTATCAGTAATAGATAAAATTTATATTAGT